CCATGTGGGGCAACAAGCGGGCTGAGATTTGGGGTGCGATGCGCGACTGGCTCAAGACCGCCAGCATCCCGCAGGACAGGTTGCTTAAGAGCGATCTGGTCGGCCCGATGAAGAAGCCCAACTCGGCGGGCACCATCTTTTTGGAAGGGAAGAAGGAAATGAAAGCCCGTGGACAAGCATCTCCCGATGCGGCTGACGCCATCGCCGTGACCTTCGCGTACCCTGTGGCACATCGGGAGTACAATGACCGCACAATCACCCGGCGCAACGCTCAAAACGGTGCAGCCACAACTTCATGGATGGGGAGTTAACCATGCCACTCGTCAAGTCACCCTCAAAAGAGGCATTTCGCAAGAATGTCAAGGCCGAAGTGTCTGCGGGTAAACCCGTAAAGCAGGCCGTGGCGATTGCCTACTCTGTCAAGCGCGAAGCTGCCAAAAAACCAACAATGAAGCCCAAAAAATGACCATTCAAGCCCTGCAAGACTGCCTGATCGTGCGCCCAGACATGGAGAAACACGAACTTTTCATCATGTTGCGTGAGAAACAAACTGGCACAGGTGTGGTAATCTCCGCTGGACCTGACGCCAAGGACGTAAAAGTCGGTGACAAGGTGCTATTTGGTGATTCCATCGGTCAAGACCTAAAATACGAGGGTGACAACCTTCTGGTCATGAGGGAATCACACACCCTCGGAGTATTTGACGCATGAAAGACACCACCGGAATCGTAGCCGCAGCAAATGTGGCAAAAAACGGACCGAACCCGTCAAAAGGCGGTTCCGAGGATATTCTGACCGTTGCCCGTTCACGCATGAAGATGGCGATGGCGGCGTTTTCCCAGACCCGGGAAGACGAACTTGACGACCTGCGGTTCTACGCAGGCTCCCCAGACAACCAGTGGCAGTGGCCTGCTGACGTGCTCCAGACTCGTGGTGCCGTGCAGGGTCAAACGATCAACGCCCGCCCGTGCCTCACCATCAACAAGCTGCCGCAGCACGTTCACCAAGTGACGAACGAGCAGCGCATGAATCGTCCCGGCATCAAAGTGATCCCGGCTGACGACAAGGCTGATGTTGACGTGGCAGACGTGTTCAATGGCGTGATTCGCCACATCGAGTACATCTCCGATGCTGACGTGGCCTACGACACCGCTTGCGAAAACCAAGTGTCCTACGGCGAAGGCTACATCCGTCTGCTGACCGAGTACTGCGACGAGAAGACGTTCGATCAGGACATCAAGATCGGGCGCATTCGCAACAGCTTCAGCGTCTACATGGACCCCATGATCCAAGACCCCACGGGCGCAGACGCCCGCTGGTGCTTCGTCACGGAAGACCTGACTAAAGCTGAATACGAGCGTCTGTACCCCGATGCAGCGCCCATCAGCACCCTCATGAGCCTTGGCGTGGGCGATCAGTCCATCGCCGAGTGGATCGGTGAGAACACTGTCCGCATCGCCGAGTACTTCTACATCGAGTACGAGAAGCACACCCTCAACCTGTACCCCGGCAACCAGACTGCGTTTACCGGCACACCCGAGGACAAGGCTCTGCGCATGATGTTCGGCAAGCCGATCCGCACCCGCGAAGCTGACCGCAAAAAGGTCAAGTGGTGCAAGATCAACGGCTACGACATCCTTGAAGAACGCGAGTGGGCTGGTGCCTACATCCCCGTGGTGCGCGTGGTCGGCAACGAGTTTGAGGTTGACGGCCAGATGTACGTGTCGGGCTTGGTGCGCAACGCCAAGGATGCCCAGCGCATGTACAACTACTGGGTGTCGCAGGAAGCCGAGATGCTGGCGCTGGCCCCCAAAGCCCCGTTCATCGGGTACGGCGGTCAGTTTGAAGGATATGAGCAGCAATGGAAGACTGCCAACACGAACAACTGGCCCTATCTGGAGGTCAATCCAGACGTTACAGACGGCCAAGGCGCGGTGTTGCCTCTCCCGGCCCGTGCGCAGCCCCCTATGGCCTCCAGCGGCTTGCTGCAAGCCAAGGCTGGCGCCTCGGAAGACATCAAGTCGGCCACCGGCCAGTACAACGCATCGCTGGGCATGACCAGCAATGAGCGTTCTGGTAAAGCCATCTTGGCCCGCCAGCGCGAAGGCGACATCGGCACCTACCACTACGTTGACAACTTGGCCCGTGCGATCCGTCACATTGGTCGTCAACTCGTGGACTTGATTCCCAAGATTTACGACACCGAGCGCATTGCCCGCATCATTGGCGAAGATGGTGAGCCATCAACCGTCAAGATGAACCCGATGCAGGAAGAACCTGTCAAGCGAATCGTGGACCAAGAGGGTGTGCTGATTGAGAAAATCTACAACCCCGCTGTCGGCAAGTACGATGTGCGCGTGATTACCGGCCCCGGCTACGCTACCAAGCGTCAAGAGGCTCTGGAGAGCATGGCCCAGTTGCTGCAAGGCAACCCACAGTTGTGGCAAGTCGCGGGCGACCTGTTTGTCAAGAACATGGACTGGCCCGGTGCCCAAGACCTTGCCAAGCGGTTCAAGAAAACCATCGACCCCAAAGTGCTGGCCGACGAAGACGATCCAGCCTTGGCCGCTGCCAACCAGCAGATGGAGGCGATGGCCGCTGAGATGGAGAACATGTTCCAGATGTTGCAAAACGTCAACCAGAGCATGGAAGCCCGCGAGATGCAGATCAAGCAGTTTGAAGCTGACATTAAGGCATATCAGGCCGAGACACAGCGCATCAGCACAGTGCAAGCTGGCATGTCGCCCGAGCAGATTCAGGACATCGTGATGGGCACAATTGCCGCAGCGATGGACACCGGTGATCTGGTCGGCGGTGCCCCACAGATGCCTGAAATGCAGCCTCAAATGGCTTCCGATCAGGGTCAAATGCCACTTGAAGGGATGATGTAATGAGTTGCGCTGATTTCATGGGTGAGTTGTTCTTGGCGCGGGATGTGGCTCATTCCGTTCACCTCAACACCCGTTCATACTCAAAACACAAGGCGCTGCGGCACTTCTACGAAGACGTGCTGGACGCCGCCGACAAGTTTGCCGAGGCGTACCAAGGCCGTCATGGTTTAATTGGTCCCATCTCGCTCAAGTCAGCCCGCGAAAACGGTGCAATTTTGCCGTTCTTGGAAGACTCGCTGGCGTACATCGAGGAAAACCGGTACAAGGTTTGTGGCAAAACCGACACGACCTTACAGAACATCATTGACGAAATCATTGCTGTTTACCTGTCGGCTATTTACAAGTTAAAATTTCTGGCATAAGGAGCCATCATGGAACTTCTCAACCCCCTCGCCAAAGCCAACTTCCCGGCTCAAACTGCCGCCTTTACGGGCACAGCGGCCAACACTTCTGGCTGGCCCGCTGGTCCTGAAGGCGTCATGGTGTGGTCCACAGAACCTTGCTATGTTGAAGTAGGTGAAGGCGCTGTGGCAACGACTGCCAGCACACCGATCCCCGCATTCACACCCATCCCGTTCAAAGTGCCCACTGGTACCAGCGGTTTGTGGCGAGTCAGCGCCATCCAGATTTCTTCTGGTGGTACGGTGTACTGCAAACCGATGAACACAAAATGAGCTTTCTTGCTGCCCGCAACGCCATCGGTATCGGGCTGGGTGGCATCATTTCGCTTTTCGGTGGTCGCAACAGCGAACAAGCCCAAAGCAACCTTCTCACCGAATCTGGCAATAACCTTGTCCAAGAAGACGGTGGTTTGATTTTGTTGGAGTAACACATGCCCGCTGTCAGTTTATCCCCCGTTGCTGGCGCTGGTTGGCAGTTTTTTGACAACAACGGCAATCCGTTGTCGGGTGGCAAGTTGTTCACCTACGCTGCTGGTACGACCACTAATCAAGCTACGTACACATCTTCGTCCGGCAATACTGATCACACAAACCCAATTGTCTTGGATGCGGCAGGTCGCGTACCCGGTGGTAGCGAGGTGTGGTTGACGAATGGTGAAGTTTATAAATTTGTGATCAAGACCAGTGCCGATGTGCAGTTGTGGAGCGCAGACAATGTGTCCGGCATCAACGACTTTAGCAGCTTGCGGCCAATTGTGTACAACAGCAATGGTGACGGTACTACCGTTGCGTTTACACTCGCCAGCGCACCAGTAAACGAG